TGTAATTGCGGGTTCTTACCTTCCCCTTACTCCGTTTCATCGAGCCATATCTCAAAACTTGGATGACACAACCATCATCAGCAGTAACCCAATCATGCTTCTTGCATTCACGCCAGTCAGCTATCGGGTGTATGTGTTCTGGTATCTCATCGTCTAGTTCGTAGACATGGTGTGTTGTTTTACCTATCTTATAGCTTCTCATCGCTTGCAGGTACTCCATATACGAATTGCTCTGCTTGGTCTTTATGTCTGGATGAATGCCAACGATTTGCTCCAATCCATTTAACAGCACGAGCTTTGGTTAGGTGGTTAGGCATTACATAGAAATTAGTCTTCTCGCCCTTCTGGATATAACCAACATCTATCTGCCTTTGTTTACGAGTAGGTTTACCGATGCTCCCAAACAGGCTTGATTGGCCTGCAAGGGGGTTAGCAACCGTCTTTTCATATTCATAATCGGGATACCCAGTAGGGGTCTTGCCCAATAATACCATTGAATAGATGTCCATTATTTTATGAAACTCTGTGGTGGTGGGTTGTCAAGTTTCAAGTCTGTACCTATTGTACTGACAATTTTTGTTTTGACGCTTGGTTTTTCATCTTCAATACTACCCCATAGTAACATGAGGTACATAATGGCATCTTTAATTCGCCCCCTGACATCTTCCCGTTGAGATGTACGGCCTCGCAGAAAGTTGGAGATTCCATCAAGATGCTTCTTAAAGAATATCCAAAGAACTTTGCGAGGAGCGATATCAACATCGTTAGACATGCGGTTAAAATTATCAAAATGGTCATCAGACATAGTATACTCATTTTGCCCATCTTTCCTAACAGCTCTAAGCTGCGGGAAAATGACATCTTCCATGAACTTCTCAAACTTAGCTTGCTCCATATAGCACCCCGTTGTCCAACTTGAACTTAATATCAAGCATAACGGGTTGGAGTGAATGAATTAATGCTGAGAATTTGAAGTATATAAACCCTTCAAAGCTTAGTTCAGGATAGTTATCTTGCCACATCTTCTGATACTTAGGTCTACTTTCAGTGTACCTAATAACTTCGTGTATCATATCATTCATATCTTCATCACTAACAATCATTCTACTGGTGAGTATCTTACTTAAATTATCCATCGACAATTACCTCTTCCTCTACTGGTTTACGTTTTGGTGTTGATGTGTCTGCTATATTACGCTCATCTTCTTTAGCTGGAGCGTCGTCGTCATAATGCACCTCCATAAGTGCGAGAGGGGAAATAGGTATATATACATCCTTTGGAGCTGTACGAGCATCACTTACTAGGCACTTTACAATAATGAATTTCTCCATTATATCGCCTACCACTGCGTTACGGTATTCGTAGACTTTTTCTGCTGGGAGTACCTGCTGACCCATAGCGGTGTCTACTTCTTTGGTGGTTGCTAACTTTACTACTACTCTACTCATCAATATCTCCTTCATTGATTTCTATGGTTAGTTCTTTCTGTTTGGCTGCTGGCATTTCTGGTGCGTCGTTGTTAACGCCAAATGGGAAGTCGTCTATCCAAATATCTGGCATTATCTTGTAGTGTTCTAATAAATATGGAGCTTTAGCCTGTCGACCCGTGTAGATAACCCTATTGCACCATGATGCGAGAGCAGTATTTACAGGTTCTCTATGCTTATAACGCATTGTTACCAGTATAACATCATGACCTCTACCTTGTGCCAATGTGCAGAATTGTCTCCACATGGCTGGGTCTTTGGTCATCGTCTCATCGTAATCCAGTGCAATTATCATATCAACTCCTATTTGATGTCAGTTTCATCTACGTGTATTTCTTTGATTGCTGTTGATGGGTAATACCATCTATTGGTTACTCTCCCACGCCACTGTGGAAGCTCAAACTCAGACTCCGGAAGGAAGAACTCATACTGCTGTATCTGTATCATCTCTCCATGCACTGTGACTGTACCCTCGGTATTCAGGTCTTTCTTTTGACCCACGAACTGAATACGCAGTTTAGGCATCTGAGGTTTCTCTGGTATCTCTTCATTATATGCTGTTACTGGTTCAGGGAGCTTTGGCTCACCACCTATGATTTGTAGTTCTGGCTTGACTCCTGATAGTATTTCTTCTTTGGTTGCCATATCATTCTCCTTAGAACTGTACGGGTTCGTTTGTGCCTGATTCCCAGACTAAAGCAGTGCGACCTGCATATTCTGGAGCTTCATAACAATAGACTTTGCCTGATTTTGTTACAACACGATGGGTTGCGCCACCTTTACGTATAATCAAAGTCTTGGGTTCTTCTATTGTGAACATCTCTCCACCAGACAATATCACCTGACGATACTTCTCGTCACTGATGTCAGCCTTGATATATTCACTGTTAGGTAGTTTTTGTGCTGATGCTTCGCTCATTTAAAATTCCTCTTCTATTCTGTATTTCTCTGAAGGTAGGTATATCTTCTTCAAGAGCTTTGGTTTGTATTCAGCGTCGTCCTTCTTTTCCTTTGGTATGGGCAGGAAAGACTCAATGATGTAACGTCGCTCAGTCGTAGTGAGAACAGCATTCTGGTATATCTCTGCTGCTTCATCGGTGTTGACTGGCATTACTAGTATTTTATTCATTCCATTGCTTCCTTTATTGCATCTACCCAATTAAGGTAGCTCGCATGGTTCCTACGAATGTGTTCGTTGGTATTCCAGCGTATGCTATTGGGTTTCCTGTTATTGTATGAGTAGTCTGATAAGACTGAGCCAAAGTTGATGTACTCCGAGTGTTGAAGAGCGTTTGTCTCATCTCTCCACTCCAAACATGCATCGAAATCTATTCCACCATCGTTATTCATTGGTTGCCTTTCTTACTTAGCCACCGACAAGGTGGCGTTTAATCATTTGGTTAGTGTTTAACCTCAAGGCATAGCTTCGCCCTGAGAGTCGTGAACTCCTTTGAGTTTTTGTTTCCCGCCTTCCTTTCCACAGTGCCAGTACGCTATGACCCATACACTTGCTTTATAGAAAGCCGTTTCGTTGATACCGGGGACAACACTGGTAACCTATGGCGGTTACTTTATAACCCGATGTCTAAGCCTCGCAGTAGAACCATCGCAGGGGAACAGAAAGGCTGAATCTAATTGTCAACGCTCTAATATAACCTTTGCTACCCCCTATGTCAAGGGTGTAAGTGGAACAACATCTCATTTTTTATAGAATTTCTATATACGGTCTTATATATAAAGATACCCCCTTTATATTGGGGGTTTGCTATTGCTTTTTGGTTAATTGATTATTGATTACTTTTTGATAGTTTATTGTTTATTTAATTACTTATTGTACTAGGAGGTACTATGGGTGGATTTAGTAGTCGTGACAACCGTTATGCTGCTAGCAATGCATCAAGAGGTGCTCGTCGATTTCAGGGTGAGCCAGTTGAGATGCCACCGGAAGAGCGTGAAAGACTATGGAAGTTGCATACTGCCATGATCGCTGCTGGTGAAGTTGCTGTTGCAGAGTATATCTGGGCAAAGCTTCAGAGCTCAATTAATGATGATACCGAGATACGTCTTGCACGTGTTGAGACATTATTAGCACAAAATAGCCCCTCTTAATTGAGGGGTTAAACCATTAAGTCATGATGTTACTCATTTGTTGGGTATCATCTCTTTCAATGGGATGACCTAACAAGTGGGTAGTAGTATCTGGACTCATTCAATCTTATCCTTATGTATATGTACACGTGGGGGAATAATATAGTACAGTAACTTCTACCACACAGGTATCACTGAGAATCGAGGTAACCATGACCATTAAAGTTAATTCACTGGTACGAAAAGCTCATGTTATGGATGGTAGTCATAGAGCTGGTCAACCTACTGGTGATATCCTTAGAGTTATAAAGATTAAAGACCACAAGCCTATTGATGGTAGTGTTCAAACTAAGTGTATTGCTATCTTGGCTGATGATAGCTGGTCATTCACTTGGAACCTAATATTGATACAAGAATAAAGATACGATAACCTATCTTACCAATCTAGGGGTATTATAGGTGTAACATGGACTAGATGTAGACAACGCTCAAAGAGTGAAATTGGGGCTCGTTGAAACATGGAACTCTTCAAGGGATGATACAGAACAGTAGTCATCCCACAAATTTTAACTCATAAGTCTAGAAGGAGACATTATGAACAAAAGAACAACAGCTGGTCAAATTGTTAAATGTATCAAACCTATCATCTTTGAACGTGGAGAACTATTAGTCCACAGCATCACTGGAGCCATTATTATGGTTTGCACTGAAAACCAAAGTGGTGATACACATGTAAGAGCTGTCTGTCTCAAGAAAGGGATTGGAACTTACACTCAAGGTATGATATCAAAATACCCAATCAGGCCCTTTGCATCATTTGAGGGTCTGTTAGTGATAGAACAAAACATCACTGATTCTGAGTCTACTGAGCTACTTATCGGTATGACAATGAAAGGTATTGAATAAGATTACTTAACAAGGAGGGTTGATTATGGGTTGAATCAATCATATACATTGGGGGTGAGAAACCAAATCTCACTCCCTTTTTGCCTTAATAACCCAGAAACGTGGAAGGAACACATTATGCTTTGGAAACAACATTTCAAAGACGCTTGGCTTGGATTATGGGTCGGTACATTAGGCCTACTGCTTGGTTATATATTTATTAGTCATCTTCACTTCTTATCGGGGTTACCAATTGACTATGAATACACTTGGGTAGACCAATTT